TGTTATATATTGTAATGTTATATTCATTAACCATTCTTATATTTTAGCTCCAAGTCTAGGATTCAAAGTACTGAGTATAACTTGTCTGGTAGAACTAAAGAACTCATAGATAAAACACAACAAAATGGCGACGAGGATGTTCGACCAAAAGTTAACCACCAGCATCGGATCGAACATTCGTTTGTGGTTCACCCAGTTCGAAGTATTTGTGAAACATCAAGGAGCCATTGTAGAGCCCGCGATAGAGGCTGTTCCAGAGAACCTGAACGCAGATGCAGAGGCAAGAAATGCCTGGACTGCAGAGCGAGACAGGAGGAATGAACGGAACGTACAATTACAGTGGACCCAGACGCTGATAGTATCGATGGACGCTGCAATGTTCAAAAAGGCGTACCACTTCGCAAAACCAGAGGATATAACCACAACGGAGTACAAAGTAATTAAACAAAAACTTTGTAACCATTACTCACCAAAACCAACTAAATTCGCACAAAGATACGCATTCACCCGAATATTTCAAGTGAAAGGAGAGCGTGTGGCAGAATACGTCGAAAGACTAACCGAAACTGCCATGGACTGCGAATTTGAGAATGAGTTGGAATCCAGAATGCTTGACCAGTTTATAGCCGGACTGAGTGATGAAAGCGTGAAAGCGAAACTCCTGAAGAAAACAGATTTGACCCTAGCAGCAGCGAGAGAGCATGTAGCGACTTTAGAGAAATCTGTTGAAGAAGCTCAATATATGTCAAAAAATAGTGTTACTGCCAGAAGCAGTGGAACTGTGAATAAGGTTTCGGACAGGAAATCAAATAAGTTCAGAAAAGAGAGTAGTTTAAAACCAAGAGGAGAAATGTACTGTGAAAAGTGTACATTACGCAGTCATAACACAAGGGACTGTAAAACAGTATGCAGGAAGTGCAAAGAGAAGTACCACATTGCTAGAAACTGCACGAGTACTAAGAAGAAATACAAGTTCAGAAAAGGTGATAAATCTCACCATGTTGAAGAATCTTCCGAGACCGATGAAAATGACGAGAGCGATGCCGAGATAGCTTTTGTTTGTGTTGAGGAGAAATCAGTAGATATGTTTAGAGTGAGAGATAGTAAAATTGAATTGAATGAAATTGAAAAATTAGAATATTCGAAGTTATTACCCTCTGATGATTATTCTGAATTTGACACAGTTATTGATTATGATGATTCAAATTTAGATGCTTGTGATGACTCTTCTTCTGTAGAATTGATTGACAATCAAGAGATTGTTGAATTGAATTGTAACCATACTTCCGCAGAAAAACTGTTAGTGTCAGTGAAACTAAATGGACGAGATCTGAACATGGAATTTGACTCCGGATCAAGCGTAAGCATTGTTAGTCGTACTGTTTTGTCTAAGGTAGGTTTAGATTCACTTCCTCTTATACCTTCAGCAAAAAGACTGAGAGCAGCGAACAACGAGAGACTACCAGTGATGGCGAAAGCACAAGTAGACGTAGAATTCAATGGAAAGATGATTCCAAAACTAGACTTATTCATTGTAGAGGGAAAATGTCCATCATTAATGGGACAATCTTGGATAACCAGATTCTTAGGAGATGACTGGTTGGAGACAACACTAAAGAGATCAAAGACTGATAGTTCTTCTTGTTTTGATTTTTCCCCATGTGTAAGTAAGTCTGTGAATGTTAGTAATGTCCATGTTAGTCCTGTCGAAGTCCAGTCCTGTATGTCTCTTTTACCTCTTAGTCAGAGACCCTCAGAGAGGGGTGATCAAAGAACCATGTATATGGGAACAGTCACACAAAAGAATGAAGTTCAGAAACCGTTGAGAAGTTTAGACGAGCTGAAAAACAGTCCTATTTTTGAAGAAGGACTGGGGCTCATCAAAGGTGCAATGGCAAAGCTAGTGCTGAAAGAAGACCATCAACCTAAATCATTGGGTGTGAGAACCTTGCCGTACGCGAAAAAGGATCAAGTAGGGAAAGAGCTGACAAGGATGTTGAACGAAGGAATACTAACCAGAGTAGAGGGAGCAAGTCCTTGGGGAACACCTATAGTCCCCGTGTTCAAAGGAGAAAAGACTCGTATCTGTGGCTCGTACAACCTTACCTTAAACCCTGCTATGGCAGCACAGCAGTACCCACTGCCGTCTATAGAAGAGTGCCTGAACAAAGTAACGGGAGGACAGCAGTTTACAAAACTCGATGTTAGAGCTGCATACAACAACATTCCGATCAGGAAAGAAGACAGAATACTGACGACGATTAACACCCACTTAGGACAGTTAATGTGGAATCGTTTACCCTACGGTATTTCTCCAGCAGCAGCAATTTTTCAAGAGACTATTGACCAAACATTGGCAGGCATACCAATGTGTTGTTGCAGAGTAGACGACATCTTGGTTAGTGGAAAGACCCAAGATGAGCATCTAAGAGTGTTAAACACGATTATCAGCAGATTGGAGAACCAAGGATACAGATGCAAACCCGAAAAGTCTGAATTCATGCAAGATTCTGTCATATATCTAGGTCACACTGTGAACAAAGACGGAATAAAGCCTGTAAAATCCAAAGTGGAAGATTTACTGAAGATGAAAGTACCAAAGTCGGTGGACGAACTTGTATCATTTCTTGGAGGAGTGAACTACTACAGAAGGTACATTGCAAACATGTCTCAGATTATTGCACCCTTAGACGAACTCAGGAAGAAAGGAGTGAAATGGAAATGGGGCAAAGAACAACAGAAATCTTGGGAGAAACTGAGAAACATGTTAAGTTCGGAGACAGTTCTGACTTTGTACAATCCTAATCTACCGCTGAAACTAGATACAGACGCATCATCACATGGATTAGGCGCTGTTTTGTCGCATGTAATGCCCGACGGAACTGAAAGACCTGTTGAATACATCTCACGCACCTTGACATCTGCAGAAAAGAACTATTCTCAGATCGACAAGGAAGCTACAGCAATTGTCTGGGGAGTCAAGCGTTTTCACCTCTACCTGTACGGGAGGAAGTTCAAGCTAGTCACGGATAACCAGCCGCTAGTCCACATATTCAACAAGAATAAACAGTTATCGGTCATGACAGCAGCAAGACTGACCAGATGGTCGATATTCCTTATGGATTACGATTACGAAATAGCATATCGTTCGACCAAAGCCCATGGTAATGCGGACATGCTATCAAGATTACCAGTTCCACACACTAAACAGGACGAAGAAGAAGCTAAGGAAGAGCTAGTCTTCAGTGTGGACATAGAAGATACCTGTTTAACTGCTAAGAAGATCGAGAGTTACACCAAGAAGGACCCTGTATTATCGAAAATTGTACACTACGTGAAGAATGGATGGCCAGACAGAGAAACAAACTGCACAGATGAAATGACCGCTTATTGGAATCGGAGAAACGACATTTCAATGGAAAACGGATGTTTGACATGGGGTTGCAGAGTTATCATCCCAGTTAAGTTGAGGACTACGGTATTGGAGATGTTACATGCAACACACCTAGGTATCAGCAGGATGAAAACATTAGCACGATCTTACGTATACTGGCCGTTAATAAACTCAGAGATCGAGCAAATAGCTAACACGTGCACAACATGTGGGAAACATGGGAAAAGTTTACCAAATTTGATCGAACACCCATGGACCAGACCATCAATGCCTTGGCAAAGAGTCCACATTGATTACGCTGGACCGTTTCTCAACAGCATGTGGTTAGTAGTTTATGACGCTCATTCACGTTGGCCTGAAGTGGTAAAGATGAACAATAACACCACATCATCAGCAACAATCAGAGCTTTGAGGACCATTTTCAGTAGATTCGGTCTACCGTTTGTTATAGTAAGTGACAACGGAACAAACTTTACTTCACAGGAATTCGAAGATTTCTTGCAGAGGAACAACATACACCACTTAAAGACAGGAACGTATCACCCTAAAAGTAATGGATGCTGCGAGAGATTTGTAGGAACATTCAAAAACGCAATGAAGAAGATGTATGAAAGCTGTAAAGACGTTGACAAGAACCTAGCAAATTTCTTAGTTAACTACAGAATCACTCCGCACAGCGTTACTGGGATACCACCGTCCGAAGCGCTATTTAAGAAGCTCTATGTAAGAACAAGGTTGAATCACGTATTTCCAGCAGATCGTGAAACATCTGAAAGATTGAACGTGGATAAAGAACAGGAAATACTGAATGCCAGCAAAATCAGAAACCGCCAGTTTGAAGAAAAGCAGAAAGTATACGTGCAACCACAGAACAAAGACACTTGGAGTCAAGGAGAAATTCAACGAAGAATCGGGAACTCTAACATGTACGAAGTTATGTTTGATGGAAGAAACGTGATCAAACATGCAGACCATATCAAGCAGAGATCAGTTCCGGTACTACAACCAGCAGAGACGTCGGAAACGGACAATTCTCCAGAGACTGAATGTGTTACCTCACCTAATTCTAGTACGGTTGTGTTGTCAGAACAATTAACTGATGTTGATTTACCTAACACACCTCTCAGAACGAACGAACCAGAGTTAACTAACAATAACCCCAGTTCAGGTGAAGCACAAGAAACTAACCAAACCCGCAGGTCAGAGCGATTAGCTCTTAAACCTAAAAGATCTTATGAAATATATCGTTAAGATCGAACGTTAAAATTTTTACACACAATTGTTTTTGAGTATTTATACCTTATACGGTGAAATTTTATACGGTGGAATTTTATACAATATGTACAGTTAATTGAATATTGACATTTGACAAGTCAAAGTAAGAGATCCGAAAAGGATATTGTTTTGTTTTTTAATAATTGTGTTCGTATTATTAAAGAATTGTGCATTTTTTAACCAGAATTGATTGATTATTTCGGGAACGAATATTAAATTTTCACGTATTTAAAAGAAAGAGGAGAGAGAATAAGGAAGTTATGGAACGCGCCAAATATTTTAAATTATATAAATAAGTTTAGTCACAGCACCAGTTTATGCGCGCTGTTTTGATCCTAACACGAGGTGTTCAAACTTTCAAAGATGAAGGGGAAATGTTATATATTGTAATGTTATATTCATTAACCATTCTTATATTTTAGCTCCAAGTCTAGGATTCAAAGTACTGAGTATAACTTGTCTGGTAGAACTAAAGAACTCATAGATAAAACACAACAA